GTAAGCTTATCTGTGAAAGCTACCTGATGACTGAGAAACTCCCTTGTGGGGATAAATCCGTTGTTGGGGCATTGGTAAGAGGTGTTCTCTTCCCGGGGACGGCAGACCTGGTACCAGGCTGCGCGTCCTGCCTCCGAGTCTTTGGTCTTGCTCGTGGGATGCTGGAAGTCCTTTACTTCTTCAAAGCACCTGAGGCAGTCCTCGATTCGTGTGCCAGAGGACTCTGGCACAAGCTACACATTCTGTCCGAGGCGGAGTTCGTTTCATCCGCCAAGAACATGTCCACATGGCCCATTACCCGCATGCTCCGAAGACGAAACACTGCGTGGGAACGGCCATGGCCCTTTGGCGAGGGCAGTGGACCTTTCCGTCGTTGGGCGAAGGCCCGACTGTCGAAGACGAAAGGGAATGTGTCTCTCTGGTTCTCCTTTTGGCAGGCCAAACGGGCTTGCTACCCTCTGTCAAAGGAGTTCGTTCAGAATTCGTTGCGAGAGCACAAGATCTCTCTCTCGCAACCCGATGTGGGCGGGTACACGGACGATCGTATTTGGGGACTGATCGGTCCGGAAATCCATGCCCTGCGGGCCGCCCTTTCGGCGGCTTATGAAGAACGACCCAAAGCACTCGTGAAGAACCCGAAAGGGTCCGCGTGCTTGGAGAACCCGAGGAAGCTCGACGGTTGCCGTGGTGTCGCCAAATCGGTTGTTGCCGACGTCGACCCACGAAGTGTTCAGACGTGTCTCGCTGACCAAACGGTAATTGGTATCCGTAATGGTAAGATTTTTGAGACTGTCTGGACGGAAGACCAGGGTGATGAACCCGAGAAATACTATCATGCAGCGCGTGTCCTCTACGACGCTGGTGATGGTCGCATCGAAATCGATGGCCAGAGCGTGCTGAGCGCAGAGTCTGTCGGAATCGCGGAGCCCTTGAAGGTTCGCGTGATCACGAAGGGCCCTTTCGCCGCCTACGCGCTCGGTCACTGGTTCCAACGAGTGGCCCACTCCTGCCTCCGTCGCTTCCCTGATTGTCGCTTGATCGGTAAGAGCTTCTCACCTGAGATGCTCGCCGACCTGATTGCTGACTCGGGGGAGGGCGACGTCTGGCACAGTGTGGACTACTCCGCTGCCACTGACCGCATTTCGGCTAAGTTGGCCAGGAGGATCTTGATCTTGATTCTCCGTGGCTTCCCCGATGCGGCGATGGCCGATGCCATTCTCGACTGCCTTGATTTCCACGCCATTGATGACGGAGACGGCCCTGTCTCGCAAACCTGCGGACAACTGATGGGCAGTCCAGTCTCCTTCATCCTTCTGGTCCTGATCAACCTGATCTCCGTTCGCGATGCAGACGAGGAACTCGGCCTAAAAGGCCGGCGAACTTGTCTCGTCAACGGAGACGACGGCTTGGCCCGTCGTCCGGAGGAGTGGGCGGAGGTGCATGCGATGGTCGCCTCGCTACGCTGCGGATTGAATAAGAACGACAAGTCCCATGTTGACGAGAATTACGCCAACATTAACAGCATGGCTGTGTGGACGAACGTCGACTTTTCTCTCCCGCGCGCGAGTCGCTTGACCACGAGCACCTGCCTCCCCTACCTTCCGGTTGGTCACTTCTTTGGACAGCAGAAGGTCCTGATCGATTCTGAGGGGAACAGCGGGTTCGACCCTGTGAGCGCCGTGAGGCTCTCCGTTCCTTTCGGAAAGGACTATGTGGCGAGGATGATGCACCGACATCGCTCTGCCCTTCCCGCCGCCTGCCGCGGTCGGAATCTCTGGCTACCTACCTCCCAAGGGGGGCTGGGGCTCGTTCCTCCTCCAGGTTTCAAGTGGTTCGCCACCGAGACCCAGAGGTCGAAGGCTTTGGAGATGATCAGTCTCCTCAGATTACAAACGAGTCCTATCCCTCCCTGGTGTCGAGAGGTCGAGGTCGTCAGCGTGATAGAACGCCCGGGGGGCGCCCTCGTCCCGTTTTGTAGCATGTTCGATTCTCCCGACCTACCGGTTGAGAGAGTCGAGTCTAGCTCGATTCGGGTCAAGATCGATTGGGATCTGACGAGGACGACGCCCACGAGGCCTGTTGGGCGGCCGCCTCGGCCGCCCAGAGGAGCTCCCCCCCCCAAACACCAACGTTTTCACGCCGATGAAAGGTCAGAAGAACCACCCGCGGGCGCGTGCCTGCACCGAGCTTTATGCTGAGGCGCTGCTCGACCCGTTCAGCCCCAAGGTGATGGCTGAGGCTCCCTGCTCTCCGCTTGTCACCGCCGTCCCCACACGGAAGTTCGCCAGTCGTGCGACCATCACGTGGGGAACTGGCACGGGAGGCTACGGCTATGTGTTGATTCGACCGAACTACACGTGGTCCTCCTCTCCGACTCCACTTGTCTACACTGACGCCTCATTCACCGATATCGGCTCAGATCTGCCGGTTACATCGGGTACTGGAGTGTATCCCGTGGGTGTAGTGTCGCCTTTCAGCGCCGCTGCGTCCGCGGACACCAAGGTCCGCCTCGTCTCCTGGGGTTCTCGCACGAATGTGATTACCCCTGGTTTGGAGCGTGGTGGCGACCTCTACCAGTACAACAGCTCTCTTCGTCGGGATCTGACTGCAATTGGCAGTCCGACTCTCGCAGGAGCTCGTTCCCTGGACGAGACATCCGTGGCGACCTTTTCAGCTGGTGGCCGTTCCTCCTTTGAGTTCATCGGAGGAGCCCCCACCCAGGAGTTTGAGAAGGAGTTCGTGGACTCGACAGATTCCCGCTTGACCTGGACTGCCATGGTGGTTGGCTATTCGGCCACCCACTCGGTGTCCCAGACCTTTCGGACGGACTTCGTGTTCCACTGGGAGATCTATGGTGAGAATACGACCGGCAAGACTTCCTCTCACGCCGATCCGGCGTATGCTGCTCCGGTGTTGGCAGTTGTCAACGACTTCGTCGTCAACAACCCCGCCCATGAGCCGCATGAGTCTTTCCGTGCGTCAGCCTGGCGAGCGATTCGTCGCGCCTGGGCCGAGCTCTCCTCCCTGGCCACCCCTGCCAACGTCGCCCAGGCCGCCTATGCGGCGGCCTCGGCGGCTGGCGGAGACTATGCACCCGCGGGAGCCCTCGTCTACCGAGGGGCCCAACGGGCCCTGCAGCCGAAGAAGAAGAAGTCTAAGAAGGGACGCAAGTGAGC